TTGCGTGCATCCACTGAATGCCCCGCCGAAATGCGTAGCTTCCAGGCAGTTGCGGAACAGGCGCGGCGGTAGCTGCGTCAGCGCCGTGCAGTTCCTGAAAATCGCAGTAAAGACGCCACCAGGCACATCGCTGAATAAATCTTCTGACAATGTTGTCAGCGCACGGCATCCATCGAAGGTATAACCGAAGTTATTTCCACTGACACACCCGTCAAAAATGCCCGTCCCGGTATCGATAAGGGATGTGCATCCCGAAAACGCACTGGTGAAATGCGTCGCAGCAGCACAGCCCTGGAATGTGTTTTTGCCAGCACTCAGCAGCCGCGTGCAATTCTCAAACACTGAGGTGAATAGCGTCACCTGAGATAATTCGCTGAACAGCCCATCAGGAACAGCAGCCAATGCCGTGCAGCCATAAAACGCCGACGAGAAATTTGTGGCACCAGAAAACCGCGCAAATAAACCCTCTGGCAGTTCAGTCAGCGACGAGCAGCCCCGGAAAACAGAGTTACAATTCTGAATATTCGGCAGATCGTCAAAAGCCCCGGCATGAACCTTGTAAAGGCCAGTTGCGCCACTCGCGAAAGAAACAAGATTGTCCCTGTCTCCCGTCAGAAGAATGATTTCCTGCACGGGGTTCAACGTCACTGAAACGTTACCCACAGTGCGCTGGAAACTGGCGGTTTCCGTGTTCTTAACCGTTATTGTGTACTCTTCTCCCTCCACAACGTCACGCGTCGGAATAGCCCAGCCGTACACAGCACTGGCAGCATCAAAACGGTATTCCCGGCTGTCTGTTCCGTCGCCATAATCAATCGTGAAATCCTCATCCATGCGCACGTAGAACAACGGACGGCTTGCATTGTCGATGCGGGTGATGAACTTCATCACCGCGACCACTTTCACGTTGATCACCGCGCTGACACCGTTAGTCGTCGTGACGGTGACCGAACAGGTGCCCCGCTTCACGCCTGTAACCAGAATAGCGCCGTTGACAATTCGGGCAGTCGCGATTGTTTTATCCGACGTGGTTACCGTAAAGGTTTTATCTTCCGCGTATTCAGGGAGGATGGTCACCGTGACCGTTTCCGCGTCACCAGGGGCCAGATTCAGCTCGTAGCGGGATAAAACCACCTGCAACGGGACAAAGCGCGGCGTGATTTTCTCCGTGGCGTACATGTAACCGGCCGCATATGAGGTTCCCTGAAGTCGGCCAAATACATGAACGGAAAACCAGCTGCGCAAGTTCCTGGCACGCAGCACCGCCAGTTTCAGATCCTGCTGGTCGTATTCCGTCACCGGCAAATCGTTCTGATGCACGTTCAGGCGAAAGGTATACGGATCCCCTTTCGGGTTCTGATTGAACCATTCAACAATATCCGTCCCAAAAGGACTGTCCACCAGGGCATGACGGACAGCGGCGACCGTACCGCGATGGCGGTGGATGTAGTGGGCGCGCTTGATCGCATCGCGTTTCTTTTGCTCTGACCAGTCAATATTCCAGGTATCAACCTGATATTCCCACGCCAGCCACGGCAGGAGCGCCAGCGGGCAGCTGTCAGGATCTTTCACCCAACGGATAAGATACACAGGTATGCGCGCCAGTGCGGCGGCGCTGGCCCTGTCAATGGCCCGCTCCACGGCGGTAGCGTTGGGCGGCAGAATGCTGGCGGGATAATTAGCGGTCATAGTCCATCACCACAAGATTGATTTTCACAGAGGTGCAATGAGGCGCTTCGCCCATCGTCGCAACGACGTCGGCGGCCGGTGAATGCAAATCGACGGTGACAACGCCGTCCTGATGCAAAGCCCCGTCTATGCCCGACCGTGCAGCGGTGGCGTTGATAAGATGCACTGAGGCGGTGTATTCGTTCAGTGCTGCGGTGGCTTTTTCCAGCACCGTGGCGGTGTCCACGCCGTAAGGGACGTAAATGTCAGCAACCACCTGATAATTCACTATCACAGCGGAACGGACGTAATCAGCCACATAATCCGTAATCGGGCGCACGTCTTCCGGGTTTACCGCCGCAAGGACTTTATCGAGCAGCGCCTGCGGGGCGGATCCATCCCCGGTGCGTGACAGCACGTAGAGGAAAACGCGGCCTTCCTGATTATGAGTTTCAGGACCATAGGCGCGCACGTCGAGCACATCCGCATCTGCGCCTCGCGCAAAATAGTGATAGGCATTACGGGCGCCCGCCGTGCTCAGGCGCGCCCATGAGAGCAGCGTGCGGGCGCGCAGCTCTTCGTCGCTTTCGTATACGGCGTCCGCCTCGTCGGTGGCTTCAGTAATCAGCAGACGTTCAGTGTCAAAATTACCCGAGACCTGATCGAGATCCGCCCCCAAGGCGCTGGAAAGCAGCACTGCGCGCACGGCTTCATTGATGCGTTGCAGCAGATGGATCTCGCGATAGGTGAAGGCCTGAGCCAGTGCCGCCATCGGTTCAGATTCCAGCAACAGCGCAGCAGACACAGAAGCCTGAAGTTCCGCAGGCATGGCCGCCACGATAAGCGCCCGGATATCAGCCAGCACCGTTTCAAAATCGGGCACCTCGACGATATCAGGCTGCGGGATCTGAGATAAATCGACGGACGTTTGCACACTAGCTCCTTAACCTGATGGTGTTGCTGGTTTCTGTCATGGTTTCCGTGATGGTCCCGCTCAGCTCGGCGGTCACTGCGCCTGTTTCTGAAAACACCACGTTGACGGTGGTCAGGCTGATCCGCGGCTCCCACTGCGCCAGCGCGATAGCGGCGGCGCCCATCAGCTGCATGCGGGTGACGGCGTTCTGCGGCGCATCGAGCAAATCAGGGATCGCGCTGCCAAACTCCCGGCGCATCACACGCGAGCCTGTTGGCGTAGTGAGGATTTTTGTCACGGACTGCCAGAGCTGATCGTGATCGGTCAGCGCGCCGGTGCCTTCCGGGTTCATCCCGGTGTAACTGGCTGTCATCGCGTGCCCTCCGTCCAGCTTCCGCCGGTCTGAACCCTGCCATGACCGTGGCTGTCAACCTGGACACCGTTGGACGTTAACGCACCGTTGCTGTGAGTCACATCACCGGCCATCGTGCCGCCGTGGGTCAGTTCGAAAGTGCGCGCTTTAAGTTTTTCTGTGCATACCACCTCGGGCGCGTCCAGCGTGACGCGGGTTTCTGCCTGGATATGCGCGGTTTTAATGCCGGTCACGGCCAGCGCTCCGGCATCGTCGGCTGCGTCGTAATGCAGGCGAGCGCCATCCGGTGCGGTGATGATGATTTCCAGCAGGCTGCTGCCCGTTGGCGGATTATCTGCGCTGTATGCAGAGCCAATCACAAACGCGTTTTCAGGGTTGCCGCCCGGGCAACCGATCCAGACCTGCTCCCCTATGGAGGGCGGCAGCCAGATGCTGAACGCCCCGGCGCGGGTGACATTCCAGCGGATCCAAGTGGTCAGCAGCCTGCCGGAGCGAACGCGCACCGCTTTCTTGTCAGCGCTGATTTGCTCCACCACGCCCTGGCGCAGAATGTTTTCCAGCAGGCGCATCAGCTCGGCATTCATGACGCGCGGCCCAGACTGCTGATAGCGGCGTTTTCCGTAGCGATCAGGTCTGCCGGAGTCATACCCAGCAGTTCGCGCACCGGGTACTGTGCGTAAGCGCCCGGACCAACTTCGTCTTTGAGGCCGTACTGGTGAATACGAGCAATGCGCGCAGCGATGCCGTCAAATCCAACAGTGACGCCGCCCGCGTCCGGTCTGACCTTCATAAAACGCAGGGTGCGCAGGCGGGTAAACATCGGCGCTTTTTTTGTCTCCGTCTGCATCGCTGATTGCGTTTTGATTTCCAGATACCGCTCGATATCGGCCCGGTAGAAGGTACGTATATCACGGCGCTTCTCATCAAATCCCGTGATCGTCCGGCCATATTTACTGCGCCCGCCCCGCCAGTTTTTCAGCGCCCGCACCTCGTTATTCCAGAAGAACTTGATCCCCTGCTGGGTGCGGTAAACTTTACGACGGCGCACGGCATAGCCGCTACCGTCCGGGTTTTTCTGTGAGGCGATGCGGCGCTGCTGACTGCGGCGCACTGCCAGGCCAATTTTGCGCGCGGTACGGGTGCGCCCCGCCGGGCTGACGCCGTCGAGGATGTCCTGAA